ATGGGCAGGATCAAAAACAGTCCAGGCACATCATTGAACTTCACACCGCTCAACGGTTGTTTTTCTGCCCCCGCATCTTCGTACATGGTGTGTACTGCTACGCCAACTTCACTGTTGAGAATTGATTTACCCAGTGTGCTGTCTGCAGGAATTCTATAAGTCACAGTGTTGGGTCTAAACACCAGCAACCCAGCAGACTGATAAACAACACCAGGCACAATCTCTTGTTCTGTTGCCGGCAAAGGTTTGTTGGTTTTGCCCCAGTACATCAAGTCGCCTTTGACATAGCCTCTGAAATTTTGAGGAGTGGCTGCTTCCAACAGCGGCCATACTGTTTGATAAGTGGGCAACAATGTTGCTACACGGTCGGCTTTGTTGCCCTTGGCGGCAGCATTGGCATCACGCTGTGAGAGATTGTTGGCAATGGCTCTGGTACTGGTAAACAATCCATCGTAGCCCACAGCACCAAATCCTGAATCATCTGTCAGCACAAACTCACCAGTCTCGGGCTTGCGGCCAAATACCACAGCAGGCTTGCCGTCCCATTTTACACTTGCTGTTTTTGAATCTTTGTTGAAAGCAGCCACAATGGCCAGGGCTTTGTTTACACCTGCTGTGCCTTCTCTAAACACATAATCTTCCAAGTGTTCAATGCCCTTGGCTCTGCCGCCCACACCCACTGCGGCTGCTTCGTAAATGGTGTAAGGGTTGGCATTGCCACGTTCTACCAATGGTTGCATGCCTTGATTCACAATTCTATCACGCAGGCGTGCCAGGAAATAAGTGTCAGTATCTTCTGTCACAGCGTCAGGTTGCGGCAGGCCTTCTTTGTTGAGGTAGTCACGGAAGTCTTTGATCTTGGCTTCCTTATCTTTGTCCCGGGACAAGGCGGCAAATATGGTTTCCACTGTGCTGAGGTTGTCTCTGGTGGCTCGGGGTCCTAAAATCATACGTGCTGCTTCATCAGGATCCATGGTCAACAATTCATTGCTGGTTCTACTGAACACACCATTGGGTCCCAGTTTGAGCCCATAGTGCTTGGCAATGCTTGACATCAACACAGCACGGTTCATGCCTTTGTAGGCCGAGCCTGCGCCTTGATTGTAGTAGAATGTGCCCCAGTCTAAATTGGGAAAGAACATGAAGTCTGTTTGCACATAGCCCAGATCAGGTCGTCCTTGTATGGGGGTGCGCAAGTGAACTTCACCGCCCTTTTTGATCCATTCAGCAGGCGGCAGTTTGTGACCCACAATCCACTGTGTCAGTTTGGCAGCCAATTGTTCTTTTGACACTTGATTGGCATCCACAGCAAGATCCATGTCGCCCGATGTAGGCGCCTTGCCTGTTGATCCTAACCAACGCTCACGTGGAAATTCTATACCGGTAAGTTGTTCAAGCCAGGCCACAGTGGCAGGTACATCGCTTTGATTGATGCGACCTGTAAGTGGCTTGCCTTCTGCATCTTTGAACACATTGCCGCCTTCTAATAGTGTGCGTAGGGTTTTCATGGATTTAATTTTTTAATTTCTGCATTAATAATTTTTACTAATTCGCCTTCGACTGGGTCTCGAGGATCTAATAGATGTCCATCTAATAGTACATCTCCCGACGGAGACCTAGTAATTGTTGGTTCTGAACTGGCTGGAGTTGGCATCATGCTCATGATCAATGAGTGTACGTTAGCGATCACCGGACTTCGGTAGTTTAATTTAGTGTTGCCAATTTTGAATTTTCCAGTAGGATCCAACATGATAATTGGCATTTTATTTGCGGCAACTGGCGCACGATTTTTAGCAGAGTTAAACTGCATCAATGACCGCATGTCATATGTGGCTTTGGAAAGATTTCGCCATTGCTGGAACTGTCCTTGCGGAGTAGATGGGGGTGAGTTATAATTCAGAATAGACTGAATGCTGCTTCGCAATTCAGATAATAAAATACTGGCTTCAGATTGAGATTTGTTATCTACATAACGAGGAAACTGAGAAAAATCATTACCTAGCTGATTGTCTAAAAAGTACCCATAAACACGATTCATAAAACTGTTTGATAGTCCTTGCTTAACTCTTGGAGGTAATGCGCCTGGTGATTTTGCACCTGTGGACTGCATGGCATTACTCAGACTCCGATTCCAGTTGGCTAACTCGTCGGCAGCCATTTGATCAATAAGTGGATCAGCGGCTGCCGCGGCTTTGGCTCTCATATCTCCGTAAGCACTAGACGAATTGCCCGGTCTGGTTAACCCAGCCTGGGCAAAATTGTAAGCATCTAATCTGTCGCCCAGTGCACCGATCACAGCACCAGGATTGATAGCTTCTTGTATGGATTTTTTGGCAGTGATTTCAAAGATCTGCATTGGTTCTCCTCACGGACCGTGAGAACTTGCTGGTGTCTCGTTGACGTATTGCATTCAGCAGTTTACGCTGAAGATTCTCTGCCTGGTCAGGCGAGAATTCAGCGTCAATTTGTTCCAGCAAACGAATGGCTGTTTCTATTAGGTTGCTGGCGCGAGTTTCGATGATGGCTCTGCGATCACGTTCAATGTACAAACTGTCCAGTTCTTCTAATATGCTTTTAGTTTTCTTTTGCATTTACTCAAGGGCCTTTGGATTATTTAGTGGAAACGTCATTGCAATAAATATCTAATACAAGGAACCAGTATGACTAGTCAAATCAATCCCAATGACATAAACGGCGAATACCCCGTGGCAGGTGTCAGTAATAACACGCAGGGCATGCGTGACAATTTTACCAACATCAAGACAAATTTTCAATATGCAGAGGACGAACTCAACGATCTGCAGTCAAAAGGTGTGTTCAAAGCTGCACTGACTGGCACTACCTTGGACAACAACATGGCCAACAATGTGATCTACAATGCACAGGTGCGTGGCATGTCAGGCACTGTGGTTACCATTGCAGCCACGTCAGGCACAGTAAACATAGACTGCAATGCTGGCCCTTATCAAACTGTTTCAATAACTGGCAATATTACTCTGGCATTCGGCGCTGCAACTTGGCCGCCTTCGGGCACATTTGGCATGATACGATTGCGAGTCACAGTGGATGCGGCTGGACGCACCATGACGTTGCCTGCCAGTGTGTCGCAGGGCACAAATACCATACAAGGACTGTTATCCAATGTGTTGACCTTTGCTACTGCTGGCACATTTGAATTTGGGTTTAGCACCATTGATGCCGGTACCACAATCGTCATGTATGATTTTACCAGACCCTTGGACTATTACACTGACACAGTGACCATTGCCAACACTGCTGTGAGTACCAATGCAGGCACAGGTGCGCTGATTGTGGCGGGTGGTGTGGGAGTTAGTGGCAATCTGTATGTGACTGGTGACATTGTGGGCAACATTGTGGTCTCCGGTTCTACATTTACAGGCAATGTCACTGCAGGCAACTTGCTAACTGGCGGGTTGGTTAGTGCCACGGGCAATGTCACTGGAGGTAACATACGTACAGGTGGTATAGTTAGTGCAACTGGAAACATCACCAGCGGCAATTTGCTTTCTACCACTTTGAGTTTGAGTGGCAACGTACTCAGTGCCATCAACACCACAGCCAACGTAACAACCACAGCCAACATTTCTGTGGGTAATGCATTGATAAACGGCATCACTGCCACAACAGGCAATGTTACTGGTGGTAACTTGCGCACCACTGGACAGATGTCAGCTTCTGGCAACGTAACTGGTGGCAATGTAAGCACTGGTGGGTTGATAACTGCCACAGGCAATGTCACAGGCGGCAATTTACTAGCCACGGCTAACGTCATAGTAACAGGCAACATAACTTCTGGAAATATAATTGTCACCAGTGCTAGTACAGCCGCTACTTATAGTGCCACAGGTAACGTCACCGGTGGCAACATCAACTCTGGTGCTCAAGTAGTAGCAACTGGCAACATCACCGGTGGTAACATACTGACCGGAGGATTGCTAAGTGTCACTGGCAACATTACCGGTGGCAATGTGTTGGGAGGTGCCAATGTAAATGCCGTTCTACATACTGGTACTACTATATCAGTCACCGCCAATATCACTGGTGGTAATATATTGAGCGGTGCTGTGGTATCTGCTGTGGGTGCAGCCACCATACTTTCTGGAACCGCTATTCCAGTCGGCGGCACAGCAGGTGCAGGTTACAAAATGTCTAGCACCGCTAATCTTGGCATATTCTTTGGTTCAGGTGCGCCTACATTAAATGCGGCACAAGGATCATTGTACATGCGCACAGACGGCAGCACAACTTCTACTAGACTGTATGTCAACACCAACGGCACCAACGGCTGGACTTCCGTGACTACAGCGTCTTAATCCACGTAGTCATAAAGCCGCATGCTTTTGCCAACTTGTATTTTTTGTGTAAATTCAAAATAAGGTTTTATAGTTGATTTCAATGATTCGGGCCAAGTGTCTACCACTGAATACACATGCCTAGTTAGAATTTGATCATATAAAAGATCTCGATTTTTTAATAGTCGAGACAAATGATCTTGTCTTAATTGTTTGGCCAAAGATAAATCTGCCAGGATATGCATGTTATTTTTCAATGCATAAAAGCACCGTTCTGACAATGTTGGCAAGAACTGATAACTGTGATCTATTATGTCGTCAAACGTGTCTAATCCCACTTGCTTGAGATAATCAGCATTGCCATACCCGCCAACAAAGATAGGAAAAGTCAACCCCATAATTGCAAACATAGTTTTTTCTGTAAAGATTGATGCTGTTAAATCACCTTGAGGTTCGCTTATCAAAGAAACTGCACTTTGATCAAACAACAACTCAAGATTATCTGTCCATTGGTTAACAATACAAGGCACCTCAGTTGGACTATAATTTTTATTGTGTTTAATACCTAAGGCAATGGGTTTTAATATTTTGTGACGAAATTCTTTCAACAAGTCAGTGTCAGACAAGTGCGATAATTGATCAAGCAAAGGCCGAATATTACATAATTTTTCATCAGTGTTTAAAACATAATCAAAACAATCAAATTCAAAATACTCCACCAACTTGATCAGTATGTACTTGTTTACATTTAAATTTTCATTCACAAAAAAATTGAAACAAAATTTTGTATTTGGTGTTCTTAGCAGTGTTGATTTATTGAGTTTTTCAAATTTTTCAAATGAGAATGCCAGTCCTCGTAAGGGCACAGAATAAATTTTTAAATTATCTATTTTTATGTCCCCAGCCTGATCCATTACAATGTAAGCAGGCTGACCGTATTTTTCTAACCAATGACACAATATTTTTGGTTCAATCATTCCTGGGACATAAAACACATCATCAGATAAAAACTTATCAATTTGTTCCAGTTTAGTGGTGTTTAAATTGACTCTCCAGGTTGAAACAATTCTGGTCATGTTGGATCAAAGGTATCTATGATAAAACTCAGCGACTTCAGGGAAAGTTTTTTTCCAATCTAATTTTCTAATTTGATCAAATCTTTCTATTTCTGCAATAATTGTTTTGATCACATCAGGATTTTCTTTCCAGTCTGGGCTAAGTGTATGAATCATTTTGGTGCCTGACAATGCATCCACGTATTCTTGAGTAATATTGTTTACATCAAGATAATCATGTATGGCCAGTTGGGTAGTATGATCCACAGGATCTCCTGCCCTATTGGTACTAAAATTATTTTTAACCCAATTTCCAACTTCGTCGAAGTAATACAAATTCAAACAACTGGTGCATTCTTGAACAAAAAACATTACATTGCTGGGCAGTTTTTCTTTTAAATTTAAAATGTTGTCTGTAACTTGATTCCAACTGGCTGGCCATCTTAGATATTCAAACTTATCCCCAATACCATCAATGCTGATCATGAGCTTGACTAATTTAAATTTTTCTATCAATTCATAATATTTTTCATCTATGGGTTGTGTGCCATTGGTTTGAAACCCCAATTCAAGTCTGTTTTTTGCGTCTGGTATTAGCTCTGCAAGTAGTTCAGCAGTCTTCCAATAGGTATTTCCCAGTAATGTTTCGCCCCCGCAAAATTGTATCATTTCTACATTGCTTAAATCCAACAATTTCAAGGTCTGGTGTATTTTTTTGAAATTGTTTTCATCATTGGCATACTCGCTTGGGATTATTACATTATTGATATCTCTGATTATTAAATTATTATCTTTAAGATGCTTTTGCCAAAATGTACTACTGTCTGGTCCACAAGTAGCACATGCTAAATTGCAACTACGGTCAAATAACAAATCTATTCTTTGAGGTCCAGAAAGATTTTTTTTAATACCAAATTTTTCAATCATTGAATGTCTAAAACTTTTTACTCCGACTTTTTCAAGGCGCTCACATTCCCAGCAGCCCGAATGCCATGTATTGTTGTTGTTTTGTTTGCGTATGTTTTCTAATTGGGAGTTGTTCCAGTCTATTAGCGCATCATCTGGAACCAGCAATTGATTTGTACTCAAACAACACTGATTATAAATTAGATTATTGTCGGCAGATTTTAAATTAATATTAAGCCCGCCATGTATCATTGGACAAAAAATATCGGTCATGTTGTTTTAATTTTACCCAACAGTTGTTTTAGTTTTGCACTTTGTACATCTGCTGTGATTTTTGGTCCTGAATCACCGCTGTCCCATGGTAGAGTGTCTGCACTTTCAGTAGGCTGGCTAACTTGACTGCGGGCTTTGATCGAGTCCATGATTGACGCGGATGGTTTCTTTGAATAATTGTCTCCATCTTCTCCGCCTTCGTCAGTAATGCGCATTGTTTCAATGTTATACTCCAAATCAATTTTTTGACCAACGCCGGTCGAGCTTCGAGACTTCATACACTGTATCTGATACTTGCCACGCTCTTTCATAGCACGACTTGTAAAGATACCAAACACATTATCTGCTGTGTTGATCTTTGAAATACCACCTGAAATATGGCTGTGATCAAATTCAATTTCTTCCACAGCCGATCGATTCAACTGTGAAGCAGTTACCATTAAGAATCCCAGTTCTTTGGCCAAGTTGCGCAGTTCTTCACTTACATACTTGTCTTTGACAAACAAGTCGTTGGGCGAAACTTTTGCACTCACAGGCATCAACAAGTCCAGGTAATCAATCATCACAAAGTCTACTTTTTTGCCTGTTTGGATTTGATATTCTTTCAAATAAGCACGTATGTCGTTGATGTTGCTTTGTGCTGGCAAGCCTTTGACTTGATAGTTGCCGGACTTCTTGGCTACCAGTTTGACTTTGAGTTCTGTAGTATCAATGTCTTTGCGAATGTCCTTGGTGCTCATATTGGTCAACATAGCATCTGTTCGCAAACTTGTGAGTTCTTCACTCAGTTCCAGTGTGATATACACACCACTCAAACCCTGTTGCAACCAGTTCAGCGCAATGTTCATCATCACAAGACTCTTGCCTGATCCTGAACCACCGGCAAAAATGTTGAGTTCACCGCGACTAAACCCACCATACAGCAATCGGTCCAGTTGTGGCCAGCCTGTGCTTACTTGTCCACCTGAATTGAAATACTTTTCAATACGACTTTTTGGATCAGCAAAATAGTCTGTGCCCATATCCTTGGTCAATGATATTTGCACAGCATCTTTGATCAGCTTTTCAACTGGTTCAAAGTCGCCTTTTTCTAGCATGTCTGCGGCTTTTAAGATAGCACGTTCCAGTTCTTGGCGCTTGGTAAACTGTTCAAACTCGCCCATGAACCAATCAAAGTGGCCTTCGTTTAGATCAGGTACCGCTTGTAATTTTATGCCTGTGGTGGCAGCAATCTGTGTACGGTCTGGCAAGGTCTTGTGTTTGTCTGAATGTTCTTTTATGAACTCGGCCGCGGCTCGCAAACTCTTGTCAAAGTTCTGGGGGTTGTAGATGTTCTGAACACGCACATAACTCTGTGCATCTTCCAACATCATTTCTAAAAATAATCTCTGAACGTCAGTGCTGTAATCTTTTAACAAGTGCTTTCTTCCTTAACTCAATTTTGATTCTACTGGTCTCTCTTGATTGCATTATAGTTAGTAAGGCTCCTAGTCTGCCCAACTTTATCACTGCATCGTTGACATCTTTGCAGCCCGCAGGCCAATCAGGTATGCTCACAGCCCAACCCAGTTCCAACGCACGATCAATTAGTGCGATACCTGCTGTGTCTTGATCTGGTACCACAATTATGTTACGTCCTAGACTGCGAATCAGTCTGACTTGTGCATCACTTATGGTGTTGTGCATCACTGCCACACCACCTATGCTGAGTGCATCAAATATGCCTTCTGTCACAATCACATGTTGCCAATCTGCTGGCTGTAAGTCTACGCCAAACACATAGCCTGGCTGACTGTCACTGATAAATTTAGGCTGCCGGTTGTCTAAGAATCTACAGGTGTATCCTACAATTTTGTCATTGTGTGTGAATGGTATGACCACGTGCGGTCGAACCCAATGAACGCCATCATTCTCTATCTGTACCATGGCAGGAAAGTCTTCGGGTACATGCCTACCACGCACGTATTCCCAATATGATTCATGCTCGGGCATTAACAATTCAGCATATGGTGGTAAGTCTCGTTCTTCAAATGTGATACCTGCTAGGGTATTCCATGTTTGTTGTCGATCTTGTATGATTCCGTGTATGCTTCGATGCCGTAGGCTTTCCAGATTCAGCATCTCTATTTCTACTTCTGGTACACCCATCCAGCCTAAGAGTTTTCGAGCCTTATAACTTACACTGCGTCCCAGTATAAAACTGGCTGTGTATGAGCAATTGAAACAGTGATAACTCCATCCTGCCTCAGTGGCTTTGAGTCCACCTCGTCCACGTCGATCCTGTGTTGATCCATTGTGTTGACAGCATACCGCATTGAAACTCAACCAACCGCTAGGTGTGGGTTTCTTTTTTGCAGGCAGATAACTCAGGATGTCAAGCATCTGTACAGTATAGCAGGGTTGGCGCTATAAAGCAACGATTAACGATAAAAGATATTGGTAACGTAGCCAGTGGTAATCAACACAGTTACAGCCTGTGCTTCAGTGCCGCCAAAGTTCAAAGGAAGGTATCCCGATCCGCCATTGGTCACAGTAATTGCACCAATGCCGCTTGGGCCTGTAAACGGCGCACCAATAGCAGTTGCACCAGCACCATTGCCCAGAATTTGAACACAAGGTGCGGCCATGTATCCTGTGCCAGCGTTGTTTACTGCAATACCAGTTACTACACCATTGACCACTGTGGCAGTTGCACTTGCCCCATAACCTTGGCTGTTGTTGATACCTAAACGCAGTAGTGGATGGAATCCCACAACATTCAAATAAAATGTACCAGTTTCGTCAAAGTATTCTGTGCTGGATGTGACGTCAACCCAAACAGCTTCATAATCTTGTGCGGCCTGTGCTTTGATAGTGCCTGTAAAATGCACTAGATCATACTTGATTGTGGTCAAACTGGCGCCAGTGGTATTGATATGACTTGAATAGTATTCGGTTAGATAATTGTTGCTCAACGGCTGTGGGTTCAGTGCCCAGTCTGGCCACGAACTTGGGCCTGCCTGCGGCCAGGAGTTTTTGCCATTTATAGTAGGAATTGTGACAGGTTGACTGGGCATGAACTCAGGCAACACTGAGTCCACAATGTTGCAGTCGGCTCTGGCACCAGCATTATCATCCGTGAATGCTGCCTGCACATAATTGCCTTGTGTGCGCTCAATGCTGTAACTGCCGGGT